ATGCTGCGCCCGTCGGTTCCATAGGCCGCGAACAGACTGCCGTTCCGCTGAGTTGACATAAAAGTCAACGCGACCGTCTGGCTGGTGACCACCCAATCCTTCTCGTTCCACGTCACCATGATGTTGCGCATCGCGCCGGTGTCGGGATCGAGAATCGTCATCAGCATAAGGTAGTGCTTGACGTTGAAGATCGTCGCAATCGCCCCGGCCGGCGTGATCGCCCCCGCCGTCGGCGGAAAAATCGCGTTGGTGAAGAGCTGATCGAGCTTGCCGCTGATCTTGGTCGCAGCGCCCCCATAGAGCCCATAGACGCCGGTCTGGTTGGCGAACACCGTCGAACGGCTGAAATCCTGCAACGTGTCGCGCCACTGGCAGCCGGCCTGCGGATCGACGTTCTGGTAGTTGTAGGTCGTCGTCGCCGGGTTGCCGGTCGTGTTGACGTTCGAGACGACGCTGACCGAACCGTTGCCGATCGCGTAAAGATAACCGCTCGACTGACGCACCTGGACGTAGCTGCGATCGAGAAAGGCGTCGGTATTGAGCGCGCTGACGCCGCCGTCCGAAGTGGCGAAGTCGACGAACGAGCCGGGCGCCGAAGCCTGCCAGTTGCCGCCAGGCGGGAGCAGTGATGTCGGCGACGGCGCGGGGTTGAATATCCAGACACGTGACAAGTAAGTCTCGAACACCGAGCCGCTGACACCATAGGGCATCAGCGTCACGGTCGCGTAGGCCGCGTTGTTGGCCCCAGATGTCACCAGCACCGCCGGGGCGTTCGAATAGAACTGACCGGCGCTGGCGACCTGGACGGAGGCGATCGAGGTCGGCGTAAACAGAATCTGCACGCCGGCGCCCGCCCCGCCGCCTCCCGAGAAAACGCCCTGGATCGACTGGGTGTAGCCGCTGCCGGCGTTGGTGATCGTCACCGAGCCGACAGCATCGCCGCTCATGTTGACGGTGAAGGCGAGGCCTGTCCCGCCGCCCCCGCCGCTGATCGTCAGCGTCGGCGTGCCGGTGTAGCCGGAACCGCCCGCGGTGACGTTGATCGCGGCGACCGAGGTCCCGGTCAGCGTGGCGGTCGCCGTCGCTCCTGCGCCGCCACCCCCGACCAACGTCAGCAACGGCACGCTGACGAAACCCGTGCCGCCGTTGGTTACGGCGATCGAGGCGACGCTGGTCGGGCTGAGCACAGCGACGCCCGATGCGCCAGTCCCGTCGCCGGTGATCAGCATGATCGGCGCGGAAGTGTAGCCGGAACCCGCCGAAGTGATCTGGACGAGCGAGACGACGCCATTGGCGATCTGCGCCGTCGCCGCCGCGCCCGATCCATTGCCGACGATGACGACGGTCGGCGCCGAAGTGTAATTCGCGCCCGGAGAGGTCACGGTGACGCTGACGATGGCGCCATTGACGATGTTGGCGGTTCCCGCCGCTCCTGAGCCGCCCCCGCCGGAGAAGACAACGCTCGCCGTGGTATAGCCCGATCCCGGCGCGACCAGCGTCACGCCGCTGACGCCAGTCGAGATCGACGCCGTCGCCGCAGCGCCCGTGCCGCCACCCCCCGAAAAGGAGACGTTGGCGAAGGTGTAGCCGCTGCCCGGCGTCGTGACGTCGGCGCCGCCGACGCCAACCGGGTGCATCGCGGCGGTCAGGATCGCCGACGTGTTCGAACCGCCGCCCGAAAAGGCCAACTGCACGACATCGCCGACCTGATAGCCGGAGCCGGGGTTGGTGATGTTCAATTCGGCGACGCTGCCGCCCACCTCGACCGAGGAGACCGTGAGGCCTGAGCCGCTGCCGCCGTAGACGGTGATCGTCGGCGCGCTTGAATAGTTGAAGCCGCCCGCCAGAATGTTGACGCCGCCAGGGGCGGACGTACCAGCGCCATAGAGCAAAACGCCGTCCCACACCCAATAGTCGTTCGGCGTGTTGCGATTGGAGATGATGAGATATTGCGTGCCCCACTGGCGCGCGTAAGGCAATTGACCGGTCGAAGTGTAGAAGGTGCGCGGCGGGCCGATCGGCGTCTGCGCAAGCGTCACCATGTCGATCTGGATGGCGGAGCCGTCGGACAAGAAAGCAGCGCAGTAGTAGAGCGTGCCGATGTTGAAAAAAACGTGCCAGACGACGGTCAACGGGCTGGACGCAGTGAAGATCGCCGCGCCGGCGTCCCACACGGTGCGCAGGTTGCCGTCGCCCAGCCGCACGAAATTCTCGGCGTAGAGAAATTCCTGGTCGGTCATCGCCACCGGCGACGACTGGACATTCATCCCGGCGAAGGGGAACGGGCTGTAAGTCTTGAATCCTGGCGGCAGGCCCATCGCCTCCGCCGCCTTGGCCGACAGCCTAGGATCGGGCATTCGCCACTCCGGTCAGCGCGGCGAGCGACCCCGCCACCGTCTTCGCCTGGGTCTCGGCGAACCTGCTGTTCTGTGGCGGCGCGCCGAGATCGATCAGCGTCTCGAGCAACAAGTCGAGCGTGGCGGTGTTGATCGACGTGTTCACCTGGGCCATGTCGAGACCGCCGCGCACGTTGCGGGCGAGCGCGCAGACCGAGGCGACCTGGTCATGAAGCGGCATCAGGGCACCGTCCAGTAGTACGAAGCCGTCTTGCCCCTGTCGAACGAGACGCGCGCGACGCCCATCTCGCTGGCGAACATATCTTCCATCACCTGAGCCTGCGAATAGCGGCCGCGCGACAGGAACTGCAGCGACGCCGCGCCGAACTTCAAGCACTCCTGCATGCCGTCCGGGATCGCGTCGAAATCGTCATCGGTGTAGATCGCCTTCGGCGTGCAGGTCGCGTCAAGCTCCATCTCGTTCTGCTGCGAGGGGATCGGAAAAATCCATATCTCGCCCTGCGGCCCGTCATTGTAGACCGACCAGACGCTTGGATAAGAAGTGTTCAGCACGGCGTAGGCGCGCGCATAGGCCTGGAGATTGTCCCACGGCATCCAGTCAAGCGTCGGCCGCGTCACGCCACCCCAATTGACGCTCAGCGCCAAGCTGTCGATTACTTTGTCGCAGCCGGCATGCGCCGCCTGGAGCGCCGGGTTCCAGAAACCGACATAGGGATAGCGCTCGCAATTCAGGATCGATTGAACATTGTTCTGAATCGCGCCGTAGGCGCCGCTCGTCGCCTGCGGAAACGAGGCGGGCAGCGCGCCGGGCTGGAGAGCCCCAGCCACCGCCCAGCCGGGCTGCGCGCTGGCGCCGAAGGCGGATTGACCGGTGATCAACCGACGGATGCAGCCGGTGCGCTTGGCGCAATGGCGGCGAGCCTCGTTGATCCAGCGAACGACCTGCGGCCGCGACGTGAACGAGAAGTTCGGATCGTTCAGCAGTTGGGCCGTATCGTTGATCAGCTGCGACAGCGCCATGGCCCACCATAGAAAAAGGCCGCGCCGCGATCAAGCGGCGCGGCCCAAGCGGGAAACCCGACGATCAGGCGAGCGGGTCGGTCTTAGCCGCGGCGGGGTGATTCACGGGTGCGTCGGTCGTCTTCGCTTTCAGGTTGAGCGCTTCGACCGGAAAGCGGTGGATGACCGCGGCGCCCTCGGACGTGATCCAGGCGACGCGCGCGACCGGCGCGGCCTCGACATGCGCGACGCCGAACGCCGCCGGCGCACCGGGCGCGGTGACGGGCGTCACGGGCTCGGGACCCTCGAAACCGACCACCGTCATATCGGGGCCGCCTGACTTGAGCGTGCAGATGTCGCCGACCGAAGCGCCGCCGTAAGACTGAACAATCTGAACCATTTCCGACCTCCAAATTTCACATTTGCTGCAGGAACGCCGTGCTGGTGGCGCCGCCGACCGTCGCCGTCAACGCCGCGGTGGCGGTGATCAGGATGCCGGTGTTGTTGATGATGATCGTCGGCACCGACGTGTAGATGCCGCCAGCGAATACGCGCTGACCGGTCGCCGTGATGGCGCCGGCGCTGACAGCGCCCAGGATGTTCGCCGCGCCGGTCGCGACCAATCCCGACTGCGTCGCCGGGTTCGTATAGGCCGGGGATGTCGACGGAAAGGCGTCGATCGCCGTGATCTGCGGCGCTGTCGTCCAGCCCGTGCCGCCCGACGTCACGGCATAAGCGGTGATCACGAAGCACATGATCGCCGTGGCGGCCGCGCTCGATCCGCCGCCACCGCTGAAGGCCAGTGTCGGAACCGCCGTCTGACCGCCATTGCCGTGATCGAGACAGAGCACCGCCGTCACGGTCTGCGCGCCGGTCAACGTGGCGACCGCCGCCGCGCCATAGCCGTCCGACAGTGTCGAACTGTTGACTTCCCGCGGGTCGTTGAGGAACGTGATCTGCGGCGGATTGGCGTAGCCCGCGCCCTGGTTGACGACAGTGACGGTCGAAACTGTCGCGCCGGACAGGGTGCAATAGCCCGTCGCCTGGACGCCGCCGGCCGGAGGCGCATCAAAGATAACCATCGGCGGATAGGTGTAGCCCTGCCCCGCCTGGGTGACGGTGACGGAAGTCGAGACGGCGCCGCCAACAACGGCGCGCCAGATCGAAGACCCCGCCGAAGCAGTGACCGTCGGCGCCGAAGTGTAACCCGATCCCGCCGTCGTCAGGAGAGCGCCGACGGCGCAGCCCGTCTGGTTGGCGAGACGCGTGTTGATACCGTCGGAGTAGTACTGGTTCGACCCGCCGGCGGAGACGCCGCCGCCGATCTTCCACCAGATGCCGGTGATCGGATCGTATTGCTGGACCACGGTGTTGACGTCGGTGCGAACGCTCCACACCGCCGGCCCGGGCAGCGTGTAGACCTGCCCCGACTGAAGCGTGATGCGATTCTGTCGCGTCGGGGTGGAAGCGCCAAGTACGGGCCAGACAGACATCGACGCCTCTCAGAGCTGCATCACATAGGAAGTGTCGGTATAGCCGCCCATCGTGAAGGTGAAAGTCGCGGTCTGCGTGATCAGCGCGCCGTTGGTCGTCACCAGCGGCGTCGGCGTCGAAGTGTAGATGCCGCCGTCGTAGAACACCGCGTTGGTGGCGGTCGGAGCGCCCGACGAAGCCAGCATCTTGATGTTGGCGAGGCGCGTCGTGACGAGACCCGACTGAGTCGCCGGGTTCGTGTAAGCGGCAGCCGTGGTCGGGAAGGCGTCGAGCCCCGACAGCAGCGAAGTACCGAAACCGGTGCCGGCGGTCGGGGTGAAAGCGGTGATCGACCAGCACATGATCGCAGTGGCCGCGGCGCTCGAGCCGCCGCCACCCGCAAAGGCGAGGGTCGGAACCGAGGTCTGGCCGCCGACGCCATGATCGAGACAGAGCACGCCGGTCACGGTATTGGCGCCCGTCAGCGTGCAGACCGCGGCGGCGTTGTAGCCGGCGGTGACGTTGTTGATGCCCTCGCGCGGGTCATTGACGAAGGTGATCGTCGGCGCGACGGTATAGCCGGCGCCCTGGTTGTCGACGACAACCGAGGCGACCGTCGAACCCGACAAGGTCGCGTGACCGGTCGCCTGGATGCCGCCGAGATAAGGCGGCGCCGAGAAGATGACCTGCGGCGGATAGGTGTAGTTCGTGCCGGCGTTCGACACGGTGACGGTCGTGTTGACCGCACCACCGACGAAGGCCTGCCAGACCGAGGAGCCGGCCGAAGCGGTAACCGTCGGCGCAGAGGTATAGCCCGAGCCAGCGGTGGTCAGGAGAGCGCCAACCGCGCAGCCGGTCTGGTTGACGAGCCGCACGTTGACGCCATCGGAATAGATGTAGTCGACGCCGCCGGACGGATGGCCGCCGCCGATCTTCCACCAGATGCCGGTGACCGGGTCCTTCTGCTGGATCGTCGTGTAGAGACCCGTGCGAATCAGATACTCGCCGGCGGGCGACAAGATCACCGCCTGACCGCTCGGCAGCGAAACGCGGTCGGTCAGGATGCCCTTCAGCGTGGTGTTGTTGCCTACGCCCTGAAACCTAGCCATTGCGGCACTCCTTCAAAATCAGATGACGCTAGGATTCGTACCTGGGACGTTGGGCCATGCGGCGCCCGTAATGCCGGCGACCTGAGCGCCGGACGAGGGCTTGGCGCAGACGAGGTCGGCGCACGAGATGAGAACGCCGATGTCGCTGATCTGGCCGACGGCGATCTGGCTCTCGAAGCCCGAGAACGTCATCGGCGCGTACTCGCTCATATAAAGCCCGGTGTAGCGGCTGTTGATGATGTAAGCCTGGCCGAGCGGACAGAACGGATCGGGGAAGATCGGCGTGTCGAGCACCCGGATGGCGCGGAAGCCGGCGTTGACGACATTGTCCTTGTCGTAGATCGACCGCGGCGTGGTCTGGAACATCTCCAGGCTCATGAAGTCGGTCATCAGTTCGGCCCAGTTGGCCGGATTCATCACGGCGTAGTCCGGGGCTTCGCCGCCGGCGCCGGCCTGGATGCGCGTCAGAATTTGCGCCGCGCCGACGCGCGTCGTCATCTGAGCGCCGGTGTTGTTGATCAGCTGGCCGGACCAGAACGAGCCGGGGGTACGCGCGATACCGCCGTACGACGGGACGTTGGTGCCGTCGTCGAAGGCCTGGCTGAGCGAATCCCAGATCTGCGTATTGGCGTAATTGTTGGAATAGAGCGCCTGCGCATAGGCCTGCTTGATGACCACCGCGGCGTCGCTCATCACGGCGCGCAGCTTGGGGATGACTACCTCGGACGACTGGAGAATCGCCTCCATGCCAAAGAAGCCGATCGGCACCATGCCCAGCTTGAGGCTGAACTGCGCGTTCTGGATCGCCGCCTGATCGGTCGGCATCGGGAAGTCGCCGGCGAACGAGCCCCAATTGAACGAGACGAAAGAGCTGCCCTGCACCGGAACGGTGATCTGCGAGACGCCGCCGCGAGCCGCCTTGGACTGGCTCATGAAGAGCGATAAAAGTGGGTGCGACTGATAGATTTGGACGTAGCACGAAGGCAGGAACGCCCTTCGCGTGATCGCCGCAAGCTGAGCTCCGAGGGCTCCCGACGGGGTGATGCCACTTCCCGTAAGCGTAGAAACCGGAGACGTAGGATAAGCCATCAAACGGCTCCTTCACAAACAGGTTGAGGACCGACGCGCATCAGATGCCCAGCGTCTCGGAAACGAACTTGTCGGGGTTCTTGAAGAACTCGGCGAGCTGACGGTCCTGATAGCCGACCGGATCATTGTGCAATTCCGCCATGCCGTCCTCGGCCGTCTTCGATCCGAAGAGATTGAGGTCCTGCGGCGCCCAGGTCGGACCCTGGATCGGCTTGGGCGTCTTCGACGCAACCCAGGCGGCGGCCGCCTCGGCGTCGGGGCTGTTCTGCTCCTTCATCCGATCGAGCATCTTGTGAAAGCCTTCGTCGGTCAGCGAGTAGGCGGCGCGCGCCGCCTCGACCTGCTGGTTGAAGGTCTGGGTGAACTGAGCGTCCTCCCAGGTCTTGCGCTCGGCGGCGCGCGTCTCTTCGAGCTTGTCGAGACGATCCTTGAGCGCCTTGTTCTCGGCGCGCAGCGGCTCGACGAACGGCGCGACAACGTCGTCGATCACCTTGGTGTCGGGGAACTTCTCCTTGGCCAGCTTGCGCACGCGCTCGCCGGCCGTTCCGTCGTTCCAGAGCTCGTTGAGCAGGGCCTCGGCCCTGAGCTGCGCTTGTGTCGCCTCGGCCATTATTTGACCGCCTTCGCCGAGCCACGGGCTTCCTTGCCGACGTGTTCAATCGAGCGGATGCCGGCGACGCCGCCCTTGGGCAGACCGGACGGGCGGGCGCCGATATCCATCTTCTCGAACTCGACATATTCCATGGTGGAGCGGTCGACACGAACGTCGGAGGTGTAGGCGCGCGGAAAACGAGAACCGGTCATGTCAAGCTCCTGCCATCTGAGGGGGTGGAGGCGCGGGCGGACCCGCGCCCATCGGCGGGGGAGGCGCCCCGCCAGCGCCGGGCGGCATGGGAGGAGCCCCGCCGCCCTGCTTCGCGTTTCTGGCCATCTCGAGCAGCTGCTGAATCGCCGCGCCCGGATCGCTTTGACCACCGCCCTCTTTCTCCAGCGCCTTGCCGATATCGGTCAGCGCCTTGAGAACGGCCGTGTGAAGAGTGGAGCCCATCGGCAGCGCGGGAAGCGCTTCCTGGAGGCCGGTAAGGGAAAGCTTCAGTTTCTCCATGCCGTGCTTGGCGTTGCCGGCCATCGGGCCGGGATGCGACGCCGGTCCCGCGCCCCCGGCGGGAGGCGGCGCCATTGCGCCGGGCGGCATCGGAGGCATCACGAGAAGATCATTCCCTTCTTTCGAAAAGGCGGAGAGCGCTGGCTCCCCGCCCCGTCAGTTCAATCGCAGTGGCTTACTTGCGGCCCTTACGACCCTTGTGGCGCCGATTGGCGACGGGCAGATCACGCATGGGAGTCTCCTTGGTCTAAAGAGGGGAAGAGACTAGCCTCACCCCCGAGCGACGGGGACATTACGCTGGAACAAAATCGACTGTCAATGTATCGTCGTAAAATAACAAACAGTTTCAATAGTATAGGATAATAAATCGATGGACATCCCGCGATCGAGGAAACTGAAGCAATTCGTCCGCGACGTCGCCGGGCAGTGCATGTCGTCGCGCCAGGCGCGCACCAACCGGGGGGTCTTCTACCAGAACTACGTCGACACCGGCTCCGCCGATCCCGCCGTGCCCGCGGTCTATAACAAGCTGTTCTCCTCGCTCGACGACATCGAATCGCTGCTGTTCTCGCCGGTGTCGCTACGCTTCCATATCGGCGATCCAGATATTCCGAACGTCGTCAACGAAGCGAAGGGGCGGGCCGCGGCGGCGCGCATCAGAAACTTCTACCGGCAGTGCGACGCCGACTCGATGCTATCGCAGGCCGTCAACTGCGGGCTGGTCAAAGGGCTCGGCATCATCAAGCAGGGCTTCGCCGACAAACACATGGCGACGTGGTTCGTCGAGCCCGAAGACTTCGGCGTGCTGCGCGAAAACCATCGCAAGCTCGACCGCGACATGGGCGCTTTCAACCACCAGATGCTGATCACGCAGAGCCAGTTCGAGTCGCTGATCCACGGCCGGAGCGACCGCGCCGAATTGATGAAGAAGGCGCGCAGCTACGTCAGGGAATCGTCGGGCGGGCTGACCGACACGCGCGGGTCAGCGATGAACATCGTCGTCGGAGGGTTGTACCCGCTGCAAGCCGCCGCGCAAG